ATCAGAAACGTCGAAGTACAAATCCAAAGGAATCGATGGATTGTCATCAGCGTTGTACTGAAGAGTTGTAAAGAGGTTAGACAATGCAGGTGCATTGTTAATAACTTCTGCGAGAACTGGGCCAATAAACTCAGCAAGAGCAGTTTGTGCTTCATATGCAACATCACGGTTGCGAGAAGCCATTGCTTTTACAAGCTCGACTTGTTCTGGAGTATTTTTTAAAGTAATTTTCATTTTATAAAGTTCCTCTCTAATTAGTCAATTTTGACGATAACATAGTTACCTGCAAACTGATCAGTAAGACCGCCTTGTGAGGCACGTGAGCCTGTTCCTAGGACAGTTCCGATAGTTGCAGTTCCGCCATTAACACCAGTCGCGCCATGATTTGCTCCAGTGATTTTACCATTGGCTGTTAAGGAAAATCCTTGACCAAGTGTGAAATCAGTGATTGCGCCATCAAAAGCAGCAGAGCTAAGAGTAAAGATACCCTTAGTTGCGACAGGTACTGTTTGACCAGGAAGAACAGCTTGAAGCTCTTCTTTTTTAGTTGAGTTGTAAAGAAGCTTTTCGCCGTTCTCGTCGTTTTTGGCAGTTTGATTCAAGGTAATACCAAGAATTGAGCCTTTTTCGTCTAGAGTAGTTGTAGCTCCAATAGTTAGAGGGTTAGTTGGATATGCGCTAGAGCCAACAAATGGATAATCTGCTTTACCAAGATAATCGTCAGTTCCATAAGAAATGACATCACTATCAAAATTACCATTTGTCACTTTAACGAATACACCATTAGATCCGACACCATCACCAGTTGTGCTGTCAAGGGCATCAGATGTGGACAGAGCAAAGAGGTTTACAACGTCTTGCTCATCATATTGTCTGAATGGAAGTAATCTAAGTGCCATAATATTAGTTAAGTTAAATTTGTTTGTTATCCAAGGATATTTTCGCGACTAAAAGCAGCGGCGAATTTTTCCTTAAAAGTTTTTGCTGAAGCTTGAGCTTCGTTATTGTTAGGAATTTCTGTAGTAGTTTGTTCTGCGTTAGCAAGAGCTTCTTCAACATCGACCTGAACATCTTCTTTAGAATCTTCAGAAGCTTCAGCCGTTTCAGATGTAAGACGTTTTTCAACTTCTGCATCAATTTTAGCTTGAATTTCTTCTTCGATTTTAGCTTTGGCTTCTTTATTCTTTGAAGACCAAAATACAGCTAGTTCATCTTTGAAAGATGCGTAAGCCTCATCACTTGCATCAAGTCCTTTAATCTTTTCAGCAATGAATGAGCTATCGCTTTCTTCAAGGTCATATAGAGAATCAATCTCTTCCATGCGTGAATTAAAACGTGCAACCGCTTCTTCAGCGAGTTTTGTAGCTTCAAATTCAGCAATGCGTTCTTGAGCAGCTTTGAGTTCCTCTTTAATGGAGTCAACAGAAGCTTTGAGGTCTTCATTCGCCTTTGCGATTTCGGCTTTCTCTGATTCTGCAGACTCAAGAGAAGCTTTGTACTCTTCGTCTTTCTTTTTAATGGCTTCAGCAAATGTTGAAGTCATGCCTGCAATAGCTTCTTGAGAAAACTTTTTCTCTTGAAGATCGCTCTTGAGTTCTGTTAATAGGTTTTCTATGTCCATAATATTAGTATTGTTTACAGTATTTTTTAAATTTTGTGAAATTTTGTCATTAATTTTTTCTAACTGTTCTGCTTGAACCTTATCGGAGTTTGGCGGTGAGATATCTTTTTTGTCTTCTGGTTTAAAATCGTTGCTTATAATGCCTTTAACATTTGCAGCAGGTTTCATTGTAAACCCAATACCTAAAGGATAAACATCGCCAACTATTAAACGATAAATTGGAGTTCCGTCATCCATAACTCCTTTACCACCAAAAGCTTTTAACATACCCTTCATTTCCATAATTTGTTTTGGATCAGATATCACTTCTGCTTCTTTTAAATTTTTACTGCCAACTGCGATTTTATATTCACTGAATCCAACTTCCCAGCTGGCAGATACGGTATTGCGTGTTTTGCTTTTTTGGTCAGTGCTTTTTCTTAGTGTATCGAAAAAGTCTTTATCCACCGTTTTATAAATAACTGCGCCTAGCGCAATGTTAAAAGGATTTTTTTCGTTTTCGTCTACATTGACTAATACAGAGCTGTCGTTATAGTCGCTGAATGCAGCGCTGACAATATGTCCTACTATTTTCTTTTTATCGTGCTCAATATTCGTCGGCTTATGAACAAATTGTTGCACAGAATCTATTGCGGTTTTGGTACTCATACCATCTCCGTTTTTATTAAATTCATTGACTACCGCAGCGTTAAATGCTACACCCATTAAATCAATATTCTTATCCAAGTCGACTGAACTTGGAATTAAACTTCTTAGGTTTTCTATGTTGGCTTTTGAAATATCTAAACCTGCAATTTGTTGGCAAGCTTTGATTTCAAAATCAAAAGTCGTTGTGTATTTATGAGAAGACATTTTATAGCATATCTCTGATGCGTTTCGCTTGACTTGCGTGAGCCTTTACTCCACTATCTAATTCTTCAGCTATTTTATTTAGTTTTTTTTTAGTGTCTGCTGGCAATTCTTCCGCAGCTTTAGAAACTTTTGTTTGTTTTGGTTTTTCTACAACTTTCATATCGTCTTGCACAGCAACCTCTTTTTTCTTTTGATCATCTTTTGAAAGAAGTTTAGCTTCTGCTTCTTCTTCCTCCTCTTTTGAAAGTTTTCCGTCTTCTTTCATTTTTTTAAGAATAGCTTTTTGTAAAGCTGGAGGTAATTTTTTTTGTTTTTCTGTTAATCCGCCTTTGCCAACTTCATTTATCATTGCGCGCATTTTATCATATTGCATACCGCAAGCAGCCATGGTTCCTTCTTTATCCATTTTGCTTGTATCAACAAGAGCCTTATCATCCATGGCACATACGCTCATAAAAGACTTATAAGTTGCTTCTTCTGATTCTTTGTATTTTTTAGCGATTGAGATTTCAATATTGCCGTTTGAACGATCAATATTCGCTACTAATGGATTTTTAATTTCTTTCATTTGAGTGATATAAAATTGCTGATGGATATAATTCTAATTTGTGAGATTCAGAAACATTAAGAACACCATCTAATGTTCCTAATTTTTCTATTACGTTAAAATCATTTACACAAGAAATGATCTGATCGGACCAATTTTCTTTTTCGGTAGAGCAAACTACAGATTCGCATAATTTATCTACCATTTTTTCTTGATCCTTGGAGAACCCTTTTTTGTCAACTTTAAGCTTATCTCTAAGCTTAGCAAAAGCTGTGTTTCTTAAATTTTCTATATCATAAATGGTCTCTTGTATATTTGCTCTAGAAAATTGATCTTCAGAACCCTCTGGTCTTCCAGGCATACCTTTCGTTGGTTGAGTTTTTGGCTTGTTCATTTGATCTTCATCAATCATTGGAGCTCCACCTACAATTGGATTAAAGAACCCCTTTTCTCTTTGATCTACAAACTTTTCTTGAGCATCCTCTAGTTCTTCTGCTTTTGGAAATCTTCCAGTGTGGAAAAGAGTCATTCCTTGTTCTGCGGTAAGAACTCCAAGCTCCATAAGCCTTGTAGCTACGCGCATAAGTTGAACTTCGTCACGTAGATCTATATCTTTAAACTTTACAGTTGGGTATGATCTAAATCCTAAATCTTTAGCTACGCGTCTAATTTCTGGCTGTAAAAAGTCTTGAATAAAAGCCTCACGAGCTTCCTTCAATCTGTCTAAAAATACACGAGCCTTTATTTGAGCGCCATTATATTTATCATCGTTGAGTATGATATTTTGAAGACCTTCTTTAATATCTTTGTTTATTACTTCGTATTTACCTGGGCCGACAACCTTGTTGATATCAGGGATAATGAAATCAGCTTTTGTTGTGTAATCAGAAACCAAAACCCTTCCCACAGATTCATTCTGGAAAAGTTTTTGCATAGCCTTTACATTGTTTGAATTGATGCCTCCCTTTTCTGGCTCTGCTCCCATTGTAATCATAAGAATAACATTCTCAACGGTTCTCATGATAGCTTGATCCATCTTTTTCATTTCAAGCTTAGCGTTAATGTCTTCAAGAACAGGATAACCAAAAGGTATAGCGAATGGCTCGTAATCTTGCTTCTTATAGAAGCTATAAGCTAATCTTTCGTTTTCTAAATTTATTTTAAGGCCATCCTTGAAATACGCCCCATCTTTAATTAGTTTTTGATCTTTTGGATCAAGAGCTTCAAACACAGCTTTATCATACTCATTTTTTGGATTGGCAAGTCTTTCCATATCAAACTCGGAAAGAATTTTTGCGTAAGCCCCATCTTTTGTATTGAATACGGTGCTGCGCTTTGCAACAATCTCAAAAGGATTAAGAACAATATATTTAAGTGGAAATTTGTTTTCTCTTGGAGCGTTTTCTACAACTTTAGAAAACTTCTTGAAGTCATTAAGGTCAAACTTGCCATCAAGTCTGTAAAGAAATATATTACCGCTTCTATAATATTCACGAAAATACTGATCTTTCAAATCCCACAACTTAATTCGGTCAAAAAGTTTCATGAAAAAATTTCTTGAAGTTGCGTTACCGCCTTCAAGATAAACTTCGGCATTTGCAAACTCTGACATCATGTCAATTGTGTTTCTAAAAATCGGCACATTGGCATATGCTTTTTGACAAAGTTCAATTGCTTCTCTTACATTAATTCCGTCAGACGAAATCTCATAAGGTAAAAGTCCAGCACGAATTTGACTAAATTTATTTCGCGGGGCCGTAACAGAAGACCTATTTATTCTTGTGCTTGTATTAGACGATGATAGGTTGTTCACAGAACCAGATCTACCGTACGACCCCTGGGAAACATGATAAGACTCACCTGCTGTGGCTGGTTCTACAGCATCTTGGGCTTGAGAAACTTGCGGTATACTCTTTTTAAACTTATTCCAGTATTCGGATTTTTTTGTGTATTTTCTTTTAGCCATCTTATATTATAAAGTATATTACACTTTTTAAAAGTGACTTTCCTAACTTTTTAAATAAACATCGGAGTAAAGCCTTCGTGTTTTTCTTCTGGTATATCCAACATGTCATAGTATATCTGCATACCCCAGTTACCCAAGACTAAAGCAGAATAAGAGTCTTTTCGTGGTTTATCTATACCTTTTTGTCTTTTTAGATTTGGTGGCAAATCGAAGCTTTGTGTTCCTCCAGCAGAGCTTGAAACCTGTATTAATGCACACTCTGCTTTTGTCAGATCAATCATGTCCTTTTGGTGTTCTATAAATTCAATCATCTTTGCACCAATATTTTTTTCATCTTCATATTTTGAAAATTTTAAATCTTTGATTGGAATTTTTTTTGCCCTTTGCATAGAATAATTATCATCCATAGCAGTTGCGGCAAAGTAAATCTTTTTTCTATCAAAAGCTGTTTGTAACATTTCGTTGGCATTTCTAATCCAACTTGATATTGGCTTTCTTAAGTGGCAGATAACTTTACTATTAATGTTGTATTGTCTTCTAGCCTCTTTTAAATCTTTTACATAATCTTGCGGATTGTTAAAGTCTGCTTCAAAATTTCCTACCTTAAGGTTGTCTTTTTTAAATAAATCACTTTCATTGCAGGAGTTTATAAATTGAACGCCTCCATTATAATCTCCCACGATCATAATAATATTAAAATTATCTAAAATATATTTAAAATACTGAATATGTTTTTTAAGGTTTGTTCCTGGTAATGCATAACTATGAACCAAAGCACCTTTCTTTTTTTCTGGTC